CCCCGATAACAGCAAGAATACGACGAGTAAAAGAAACAAACTCACCAGTACCTCCTTTAGCGATTTCAGCTTGTAGTCTAAGGAAATTATCAGACGCACGAGCTTCTCTCGCCATTTCAAGATCATGTTTGTTCTGACGGGCTTCGAAGATATATCCAAATACACCTTTAAGAATCGCCCCCATAGCAGTGCTACCGCCGCCCGTAATAAATAACATAAGTAACTCGCCCATCTTTTCACCACGCCCCCAATCTCATTTGATCTACTTTAGCTCGTAATATATCCAACTCTTTCTCTAAGTACCGAAGCCTCTCAAATTGTTGATGGTCAGATGTTATTGGTGCGTCCTGCATTTCTAGTAGATGGTTAAGGTCCGCTTTTGATTGTTCTGCAAACTTCTCGATGTGCATCATCCGTGCTGACAAGTCTCCTAATAACGTACCCTCATGCTGCACACGGTCTAAGCTACTATCCAGTACCATTAGTTTATTCCACACTACAGAGTACCCCCAAACACAAGTACCAACAATAGCTATGACTTTCGCCATGAATGCTAGGTTGGCTTTTACCTGTACATTCTCACCTATTTCTGTTGCCATGTTCTTAATCATAATGAAAAACCCCTAGTGTCAGCAAACCAATAAACCAACACTAGGGGCCACTATACCTTATGAATGAATAAACAACCTATATATTGCTTACAGAAAGTCTTCTGTCAATCTCTTGATGATATGCTTTATCGCCTGAACGATAGCGTGGATCGGACTGTGCTCGTGCTAGTTCCTGCATACTTTTAAAAGGCATAGTCGATGTACCAGATACTGCTCCTTGTGTTAACTTAGGTGTACTACCTGTAGCATTCTGATACCTGGCGTACAATCCTTGCACTGCTAATTTAGCTTGTTGAACTGTACCACCCGTGACCGCCTCATCAAAAGCATCGATCTCTTCTTGTGGTAAATTCTCATTCGCCCACTCTGACATCGCATCGTATTGACCGTTCGCCACGCTTTGTATTTGAGCTTCTTCAGATTGTAACAATGCTTGCTGACCAGCTGCGTAGCTGTCAACTAAATCTCTAGGTAATCCTGCTTTCTCTAAAGCGTTATAAGTTTCCTCACTAAGTTGACCGTCATTTTCAAAGAACTCTTTACTAGCTTCCGCAATCGTTTGGTATGCTTCACTAGTGTTCTCTTCAGCCTGTTCTTCTTGGTCCTCAGCTTTCTCTTCAACTTGTTCAGCTTCTGCTTGATCTTCTTTAGCCCCTGCTCCCATTTTCTTTTCCAACTCGGAGTACGCTTTCGACATATCCTCCGGTGTTTTAAACTTTTCGGGGAGCCAGTCCGGGCGGTCGCTTTGTTCTTGCGGTAGTTCCGTCTCGGCTTGTGGTTCTTCGGTGGTTGCTTTCTCTTCGGGTTCGATTTCGCTTGGTGCTTTCTCATTTATCTCTACTCGGTGTAATTCAGCCATAGTTTGTTATTCCTCTTGCGGTTGTTCTTGTTGTGCCATGTACTGCTCCTGTGCTGCGTTGATAGCGGGTGCGACTGCGGGTGCTCCGAGTTTCTGTGCCATCTCCATCATCTGTTGCTGTTGCATAGCTTGTTGAATTTCTTCTTCTGTCTTAATCAGTCCTTCAGTCTCAATACCAAGAGCAGTAGCACGACGCTTGAAGTAGTCAGATACATTTAAGTATTGAGTAACTGCTTGCGGTCCTACTATCTGATTAGCACCTGCTAAGAACATATCCAATCTGTTAAGATCATTACCACGACCAAGTGCTTCAACACCAGTAACAATAGTAGGTTTAACAATATCTTTAGGTATCTTAGGCAGACGCTTGTTCCTAGACATCTTGTCCATCAATCGACTGACAATAGGAAGCTGTAGCTCCTGAGATAACAGAGAGTAGAGACCACCTAGAGCAGCTTCAAGTTCTTGACTTAACATCCGTATCTCTTCAGCGGTCACTCTCTCTGCATCTCTAACAACTCCCGATGTCAAAAGAAATGCTTGGCTTAGACGATCTGTTATACCGTTCATTGTGGCTTGTGCAGTTCTAAAGTCATTAAACTTATTCAACTGTAATACAGATACATCTCCTTCACTACCTTGTACAATCGCACCGTTAGGAGCTTCAGCTAATGTTCGTGCTCTTGTTGTACCATTAGGATTAACCATGAACAATACTTTAGCTGCTGCTGCACTACCTTCTACGATTGCTTTGGTCAGTGCTTCTAAACTCTTTAAGTCTCCGAGGTACTCTTCAACAAAGCCTCTGCCGTAGTCCTCTCCATCAATCTGGGTGTAGCGTAACGGGAGCCACGGGGACTTATCAATCGGATACTCACCCATACTTTCTTCGATGAGCATTCCTTTAACATCCTGGTAGACTTTGTACTTATCTCCTTCTCTGACGATTGCGGTGTAGAGGTCACAGCTGTTCTCCTTTTCCTGACGATATACTTCTTCTCTTACAGATTCAGGAAGCATCATAGGAGCTACAGTTTCTTTCACTGCTATGTGTGTAACATTACCCATTGGGTCTCTCTTGACTACATAACGATCAAGCTTGAACACACGCATACCACCTTCGTCTGGTAAGTACAACAAACTGTTACCTGTTATAAGTAAGTTCTTTAGTGCTTGGAATATACCGTTCCTGAAGTTCTGTACTTCTACTTCCTGTGATACACTACGCTCTACATCAGCTAATGCTTTCTCTAAATCAGTACGTAACTGCTCTGCTCCTTCGGGTCCTAAATCTTCCTTTGCTTTGTCTAATTCATAACGATCTATAACAAGACGAAAGAATGGAGCGTTAGGTGGAAGCAATGCAAGCAATAGCTTACTACTTAGATTTAATACTCCTCTAGCTCCTATACCTTGGTACGGTGTGTAGTACTTAGTAGCGTAGTTGTGACCGTCAGGCGGTAAAACATAAGGAAGTGTAAGCTCAGAAGATGTACGACCTCTGTCTAAGAATGACCACCGTTGGTTCTCCAACGAATGATATAACCCTTGGGCTGTTTCGTGCATTAGATTATAGCTTCAGGGTCAGTCCAGTCGTTACCACTTAAAATACTTTTTATCTCTTCGTGATCGTACTGCGGTTCACCTATTAAAAAGCTTGGTGTATCGCCTTCAAATCTAACTATTGCTTTATTACCTGCTAGATTTGTCCTGATGTAAGACTCATCGATGTCCACTAATTTGGTAAAGTCAAAGTTAACAACTTCAGATGAATCTACAATTACATATTTCCTGGTATTCATTAGTATGGTTTGACTGAAGAACTGAAAGTTACTCCGTTATTAGTACCGTCATTATTACCGAACTCATCAGTCACATCATTTTCTAAACGCCAGAAAGATGTGATCGTATCGTATTCCTTGTCGTTGTAAATACTGGATACTTGAGTAGAAGATAACTCGTAATCAAATAAAGCTACTTCATCTAAATAACCATCAAAGCCATAAACAGACGATGTCCAAGTTAAGTTTCCAATAAGAGCATTATTACCTGCATTAGCGTGAAGGGCTGTAAGCATACCTGTGTTGGTGTTATTTAAACTACCGTCGATGTATATCTTGCCTGTTGCTCCGTTCTTAGTGAAAACTAAGTGATACCATGTGTCCGTTGAAAAGGTAATTCCAGTCGTATCTAAAAGCCTAGTACTTCCTGATGTGCCGTTGTGCCTGACCCTAACTTTACCGCTCAGAAAAAGTATATCAAAATTTTGAGAGGAAGCGGAACCGCTTGACCATAATAGTCGAGTAGCAGTACCACCAAGCCTGAACCAAATGGACATAGAAAAGGTCGAGGCACTCGCTAAAGTAGATACAGTTCCTACAGATATAGAATCACTAGTGCTGTCAAACAACGCACTATAACTATTGGTTTCGTAGGGATTTACTACACCGAAAGTTGTACCTACTGTCCCTAGATTTAATGTAGGAAGTACGAACATGTTACGCAGCGGTATCTCCAGCAAGAACAAAAGTATCAGAAGCGTAAGCAACTATACTAGCTACTCCGTACTGAGCGTTGATCTTGGTGTGCGACTGACGATTGTTAATGGTAGTACTGGAAGCACTGAAGCTTACTTGACCTGCTCCCTTTTGTACAAAGCTGCAATTAAACCCTGCTCCCAAACCGCTTGGTACCGTGACAGTTACAGCTGATGCGTTATCCAGTACTACTACTTTACCGTTGTCTCCCGCTACTAATGTATAGGTGGTTCCTGTTTGATCGTTAATCGAAGCGTCGAAGTTACTGATAGCGTTTCCGTTAAAGTCGTAACTCGATAGGTTGGAGGCAGATGCTTGCCCCATTAAATTAGTAACGGATACTTTCTTAGTGGTTGCGGTTCCCGCTACATCGTCAACGATTGCGAGAATGTCCGCACCGACTGGTGCTGTAAGCTCCGTAAGTTCGGTAATCTTTTTATTAGCCATGAGTATTAAGCGGGTTCAAATAATAATATTTCGTTTAGTTCGGTTGTCAACGGTTCACTAGCTTCGGTAGTAATAGCTACATCAACTCCAACAACTGGTGGCGGTGGTGCGTCAAATCCATACAGTGTTCCAAACTCAGGTCGTTCTAAATTGCTAGGCTTATCCAAGATAGCTGATGGTTTAGAGAAACCTGATGTGAAAGTAATCGACATTACAGAGACTCAACAGTTCCGGTAGCAAAGACGCTATGGGTTCCGCTGGTGTAAGCACTGATGTTAGCTCTGATCTTCTCGTAGTGTCCGTGGTCATCACGAATCATAAACGATCCATCTGTTGTAACACTCTGACTGTGAATGACATGCCAAGCCCCACCGATCCAAGCTTCAATATCTACTGTCGCAGTACCAGCTACTGATGTTGCTACGATAAATGTCCAACTCTTTACACGCTCTACTTGAAAAGCAGTACCTGCTCCACTAGATGTTGCATCTTCTAATAATGTCTTCTTATCTAAACTTCTCATAATATGTTACTGTGAAAGCTGTACTCCTGTTCCGGTCTGACCACCCATACCTAATGTAGGACGACGCACTGTTAATTGACGGGTTCCTCTTTTCTTAGCCATCGTAGTACTAGCTGCTCTAGCTCTTGTAGGTTCTACCCTTTCAGCTGTTGCTGTAGGAGGAGGAGGTGGAGGAGGGGGAGGTGGTGGTGGAGGTGGTGTGGATGATCCGAAACACATGGCTATTTCTGTACTTGTTTAGTTACTATATTTTGTTCGAGTTGGTCGTCGTAAGTCTGTTGTAAATAATTAATTACACTTCTTTGTCCTACCTTAAACCATACATCTCTATCAGAGTCTGTCAAGAGGGGACATTTATCCGGGAACAGTTTGTCAAGCTTTTCTATCAAAGACTTACTCAACGCTGGTAATATTATCTCTTCGTTCATAACTCTACTTTATCTTCGGTCCATACATACATAGGAGTCATCTCACCTACATAAGCACCACCTATATTAAAACTAAAATACTCCATAGCATCTTCCATACTCATCTCAGATTGTTCCATAAGTATAACTAACATACGCTCAATCGAATACACTATCCTTCCTGTGTTATAACAAGTACCGATAACTGCATCATCAAACCCATCCGCTTTAAGTGGTTCATCCTCACTCATCTCTATAACTTATATCTGATAGTTCTTGTGGCAGCTTTCCCTCTTTGATCTTTTGCTCCGTCCATAGCCAAGCTGAAGCATTCCACAGTATAGCACCCGCATGGTCTTCAGAGTTGTCCCCCTCAGCCAGCCCCAACAAATGTCTAAACATCGAGTCATATAATCTACTTAAAGGGAAACCTCTTTTCCAGTTGTCGTCTCCGTAAAGCTTTCCGCCAGCTTCAAATCGTTTGGCGAGACTGCGTAAGGCGACCGGAGGTATAAGGCTGGGTCGTCCCCGTCCATCGTCCCCATCACGCCTTGCCCCAGTG